TTGTACCTTCCAAATCCTTCATTAACATAGTGATACTCCTTTCAATAGTTGTAAAAATATTTTACAAAAAAGTAAATGGTGAGATAATACTACTTACCAGAGTCTATGACTCAACCATCTGAAAAATATAAAGAAGGACGTAGATCTAAGTCAGATTTTGCTCTGATTCGATCTTACATTTAAGATAGTCTACCTATCTCCTTCTATTATACCGTGTGAAATTTTCGCGAATTAAAAAAAAAAGAAAGAGTTGCTAATTACACCTTCCGCTAGCAATAACGGCGCTCGTTTTAATACCGGATACCTACCAAAATGGCGTGGCATTTCATTATCTCCTTCTATTATATCGTGTAATTTTTTCGCGAATGAAAAAAGGATATGGCGTATAATCTACGCGGCATATCCTTTTCGGGAGTCGTTCTAATAAATACTAAAAATACTTCAACTAGAATTTCGGAATAAACATCGGTGCTTTACCAGTCAAAGCGATCTCGTCTTCAATCTTTTTGATAGCTACGATGCAAAGTAACGAACCGCCGATCTTGACGAATTCCTTAGCAATCCCGGAGAAATCAAAGTCCAGCTTAAACTTCTGGTTACTCTTGATCCTCTCGAGCCTCTCTAAGTTATCCAACATTTTCGTATACTTGTCCGTATCACTATGCTCGGCAGCCATCTCTTCATAAACTGCATTGATCTCGTCGTCCAACGGATTAGCAAAGAACGTCTTAATACCATCAATTGCTTCGGTGAAAATATCCATTTTGCATCCTTTCAAGATATGACTCCTCATTATAGCATGTGTTAATTCTGCGTCTTATTGACCGTCACTACGAACTTATCGTTCTTAGCCAACGAGGGGAGATCCTCATGCAGAACAAGCTGATACTTGTCCTCATCATTCTCGTCCTTAGACTCGTCGACAGTAAGCTCGCCCTGACCGGTATAATTGTTCGAAGAAATATGAAGAATAGTACCGAGGAAGGTTACTACAGCAGTAATGACACCAGCCACAACATCAGGATAAGGTAGAGCAGGAAGTCCACCCTGGACCAAAACGCCGCTAATGGCCAGATACAGAGTAGCAATAGCAGGAAGAACAATGTTAGTAACATACTTAGCAACCTTATAAGTCTTGTCGTCAAGAACCATAAAATTTCTCCTTAAGAATTCCTAATAGGAAGTTTCTTTAACTCGTTGGCTACTTTACTACCTGATCCGTTTCCACCGTTTTCCACGTATGGCTCGTACAGATATGTAAAGAAGTTTTCATACTCGTCCTTTGTAATATAACCGCGTTCGATATAGGTCATGCCTAGGGTAATAATACGATCATGGGCGAGTCCAATAAGTAGTTTCTTCTGCGCCTCTCGATTTTGAGCAGCGATCTCTTCTCGAGCACGCTTTTCCTCTTCCTTCTGATCCATTCGCTTCATAATAACGCTCCAGAACCCAGAAGATGCAATAATAGCACACGCAATAGTAACAACACACTGAGTTAAGTCCATCCCTGTTGCTACCTCCCTATTAGTTTTAATGTCTGTAAAATATAAACTCCATAGTCAGCTACAAAATTGCATAGCCATTCTTCAGCTTCCACCCAGTACCGCGGATGGACCATTTGATGAATATCATCAAGTAAATGGAAGCTAAATATGATACAATGACCGATCTCGTGAATCAGTACCTTGGTTAGAAATTCCCCAGAGATTTGGTTCGATATATAAACTGTCATTGTCTCTAGATCAGTCACGGCGACCGTAGCCTTACCCGTACGATCCACGAGAATCGGATCATTATAATCGACATATTGGATACGCCAAATATCGTCACCTAATTTGAACGTATCCATCTTAGGCTAAGACATCTCATTAACCAAAGAAGTTAGCTGAGACTTCATTTGCTGACGAAGCGTCGGGTCTGCACTATTCCAAATTTCTCGAATGGAAAGGATAACAGAATCGATATGCTCACGTGCTTTGCCATCCATGGAACTCTTGTCCGAGCTGGAATGCGTCTCAGTATAGTGCTTTCGAGCGTCACGATACTCGTTAAACACTCGACCGTACTTCTCGTCCCAGTCGTGATGAGGCATACGAGAGTACTCGTCATACTCCTCATCAAGATCGATCATAGGAATATAACCGAGACGGCGAGAACGATCATTGCCCTCCATGCCCTTGACCACAGTCTTGTAGTATTTAGCTTTGGCACAGTCCTTCTCGGCCTCGTAAATATCCTTGATCATATCAACAACTTCACCGAGCTCGTGAGTGTCAATTTTCTCAAGATCACCGCACAAGGCTTCGCGAGCAGCACAAGTCAACTCGGCCTTCATATCGCAAAGCTTAGTCATGCTATCATCCATGCTACTCACTCCTTACGCGATACGATGTACGAAAAGTACAGGGTTGGCGCTGACAATAACCGGCTCGGTACCAGTATTGACAACGGTAATACGGTCATAATCGCAGCAGCAATTAGAGACCGGAATATCAGTAGACACATTACCCACAGCATTCGCAGCAGCCGGGGTGTAGACCATAGTTGACTCGTTAATAGTCTCGCCGCCGATTGCAAGACTAAGCTGCACAGCAGTACCAGCTGTTGCGCCAGTTACATTAGCCGCGAAATGGACTTCGTACGTAGCAGGCCTAGCGCAAAGCTTGACCGAGCCAGAATTCTTTCGATGACATTCTGCACCATTCTTACTCTTCAGCAACACAGTGTTGAAGGTAATGGACTGTCCGACTGCGACTGTCTGATCAGTCGTATTTGATAGCGAGATCATAATATACCCCCAAAGGGCAGAGAGCCCCCGTGAAAATATACTCAAGCAGAGCCTCTCCGCAAATCAGTTAACTAAGCCTGGTTGCAGTAGCAGCCATAGCCCATCGTAGCATTGGGATTCGGGACATTAAACGCCGGAATCGGAGAAGGATGCAGCTGACTGATCAAATATGCATTCTGAGCGCACTGGGAAGCCGCGAGATCCTTCTGACCAAGCTGACGCGTAAGGTCTGCGATCTGGGCATCCTTGTCCTCCATACGCATGGCGACAAGCTCATCATGCAGCTGACGATAGTTGGCATTTGCATTGTCCGTGATGTCACGCGCCGCATTAGAAATGGAATTGGTGACAGCACAGGTGTCGGTAGCCATAGCATACTTAATGTCTGCCTGGCCCTGACGGTTCTCACAGCAGCAATTTGCAAGCTGAGAACTCAAACCGTTAATCGCGGTCTGGGTATTGTAGTTACCCTGCATGGTAGCCATCTGCTGGCCGTTGAAACCCTGAAGCAAAGACGTGTTCATGGCGTAGAAACCGTCGCACATACCGCTGTTGATACCATTGAGCTTGTTCAGGATGCTCTGGGTATCAAAACCGGACTGAAGGTCGGTCGTAGTTGCCGCCGCAGCAGCTCCACGATTACCGCCATAACCATAGCCGTTGCCACCCCATCCGAACAGGGCGAAGAGGATGATCCAGGCCCACCAGCCATTTCCATCACCCCATCCGCCATTGCAGTTACCATCCGTAACGGCAGCGATATCGGACAGGCTCGGTGCACTATTGCTAAACATAATGTTCCTCCTTATTTTGCACACCGACAGAAAAATATCATAAACTCAGATTCGATCTAAGGCCGCGGTCCCCAAATCTAGTCCAAGGATATGAACCAACTGAGTTTACGAGGTAACGTCAGAATTGCTCGTATTTTCAGCTTCGAGGTTTAGTCGCCAAATGAGTTCAGCGAGGTTTTTATTGATTGCCTCTAGAACATATGAAGAAGTCGGAGGGTCGAACGCAATACGAGTCTTCTGTGACAAATATGTTGCCACTGCTCCTACGTTCTTAAACCCTCCGATAAAGTCTTCGAATGTCTGAGAGGAATCAGTAACCGTAAACCCATCAGACGGACCAATCCCATTTTGAGTGAGATCAAGGATGGCAGCGTTTAGAAAAACCAGAATATCCTGATCGAATGCATCGTAGTCTGAACCAAGACCACAAGTCTTCTTAACTGTATCCAAGATGCTTGCTGTTTTGTCAAACGGCATAATTACCATCCTTTATTCGTTAAATATTAGTGAGGAATGTTGAAGAAGTTAGCAGCCTGCTTGGTTGCTTCCTCCGGAGTGATTCCCATAGTGTTGCAGAGGTTCCTTGCAATCTCCTCGCCCTTCTGAGCATCGCCACTCTTGACGACATTCAGCATTGCCTGGGCCTGAGGGTTATTTGCAATATTAGGATTTGACTGTGCCATGTTAAGAATAGCATTAAGCGGACTTAGCATTGTTATCACCCTTCTTCATTACCTGATTAGGCTTAGTGAAAAGATCCTCAATCTGATCAAGACGTTCATCCATATGGGACATCACATCATCTAGAGTGACCGTCGGATTATCGTCCTTAGCATTTGCAGGAAGATACTCAAGAGTCTGAATCAGACCGTTGGGCGTCCACTGTTTTGCAATGATCTTAGAGAAGTCCTGAAGCGGGAAAATAGCAATTGTCCCATCCATCGGTACGTCGTTCGGAGTGATCTGACTCTCATTTTGAACAATCTTACCAAAAATGGTTTGCTTCGGAGCCGGTGTTACATAGGGTAGGTTAACACTCTGGTTTCCCGGCAACCAAGTCGGTGGTGTAGATGGTTGCTGACCTGGAATCTGGCCAATATATGGGTTGTACGTCTGTGACATGAGAAACTCCTTTCAACGATTTCTCAAATAAAGTAAGAGGGCATCATAGGGACAATTCTGGGTTTAACAATGGAAAGGACAGAAGAACGAAGTTAAATCGAAGAACACCTACGACGTCTTGAACTAACGAATTGCCCCCAGGATACCCTCTTACTTTGAACTACTAAGAAATTTTCTTGTACTTAGTAGGATTTGAACCGTCACCCTTCGAGATGATAATAGTATCGTCTGAAGAATCTTGGTTCGATGGTTGCTCAGGTTTGGCTGTAGGTTGCTGTGGAGTCTGAGCAGGCTTTACTCCAGCATAGGCGTTCCAGGCGTTTGCATCTCCATAGAAGAGATCAGCGTCAAGATTGCCATTATAGCCGTTTAGTCGACCGTCAGAGCAGAATTGCCACATGCAAACAAGTCCGTCTGCATCTGGACAATCCCATGATTCGGCCATTTTGAAAGTTGGGTGAGATACTGCTGGATACGAAGCGACCCATCGTCCGCAGTCTTTATCCACGCCACCTTGATTGAATCGCCAAGGATTTGCATAGATAATTGGGGAGACTCCCCAGCGGCTACGGACAACTTTGACCCACTCGTTAACCCAGGCGACTGACTGTTTCTCTTCCCAGTCGAGGACGGGAATGGCATCCCCCTTGTAGCCGATACAGTTATCACAGAAGTAGTTTGCCTCTGCGGTAGCGTTACCGGCCTTAGCGTAATGGTATACACCTCGGAGGATGCCTGCTTGCTTCGCCTGTTGGAAATGTGGATCGCAGTAGGGATTTACGTAATTCGTACCCTCAGTACCCTTGATCACGACAAAATCAATCTGGCCTTTGACCGTAGTGAGGTTTAGACCGGATTGATATGACGCGATATCAATACCGTGAAGCATGATTTACTCCCATTTTGATTTAGGATTGGGTGATCTGAGTCCAAGCAGATTCAGAGCCAAAGACACCAGGCTCATAGGTATTAGAATCAATATTAGACTCATAGATGTTATTGTACCTGGTCACTCGGTCACCCTTGTTGTAGATATGCCCGTTCTCCCACTCGGGAGCAGTCTCACCAGAAGAGGAAGGAAGCACCTTAACCCAATTCTGGGGACTCTCTACGGGCGACGTGGTAGAAGTCGAGGTATGAGTCTCCAGAGCCTTATACAAAGTGCCGTTATAGAGAACTCGAGTACCTACGGTATATACCACGGAATTGCCGCTCCAGTCGGGATAGAGGGCAGGTACCTTCAGCGCCTCATCATCAGATAGTTTCTCAGCCTGCATCATAGCAAGCGTAATAGCAGCATCCTGAGGAGTACCGGCATCAGGCACAATGTCCCAAACCTGTGTAATGGAGCTGCCGTTGTCTCGGAATCGAGACTCAGCATGGTAACCTGTCGGAATATTCGTAGGCGGATCGACCTCCATAACGGGACGACCAGTAGATGAATCCGGTGTAAGGATTACCATATCGTTTACAAGATTACCGTAAAACATTTTTCGCCTTCTTTGGATTGTGTTCTTACGATTCAAGCATATCGCTCTGATAGTGAACGGAAACAACTACAGGGGGCCAAGATAGATGATATAAAGATAGGTAACTCGTCTCGAAATATATATCGTTCCTGGGTGATAAACTTTTGGAATAAATCCATTAGTTCCGATCTTGTATTCATTGCTAAATCGAATGAGGTAATCCACTTTAGCAGTTGCTCCAAAGCCACTACTAGTTAAAACCGTTGAAGACACTAGCTCAGTTCCGCTTTGATCAAATATACCAGCCGAGCATTTTCCTGTTGAACCACCGTATCCTTGCATGGCATTAACAAAATACCAATACCCGTGACGCAATGGATAGATAATCGATTTTGATTTATCTATTTTGAAATAATCGCTGTAGTCGTCACCTTCAATATGCGCAAATAGACCGGAATTGTTATACCATTGATTTGCGTTTCCGCTATATGTAGGAAGTGTATTAGCAGGATTTTCATACAATACCCATGCTTTTGGCAAGAAAGATTTGCTATTCAAATTCAGGCTATCCGCTACAAAATTAATATCTCCACGTGCAACATTCCCACTTGAGTCGGTGCCTTGGGTACTTAGAGTTAACTCACCTTGACCCGTTTTTGACGTCCTGCCGTGAATCTGAGCCATTGACTCAAGTTTGTTATTGGTAGTATTGGCAGCAATGAGAAAATCAGGATTACCTGAACCACCGAGCTGCAATCCGGCAGATTTTGGAGCAGCGCTGAGGATACCGACTGATTTGCCTTGGTTTGCAACTTCCATAGGTAGAACTCCTGTCGTAATGGATCGAGCGACGGTTGCTGTTCCGTCCTTAGTATCTGTCACTGCGCACTCAATGTAGTAAACCGAATTAATCGATGCTGCAAAATGGACGTTTATGGTACCTGAGGCCTTATTAAGATCTCCGGTAGGCGTTACAGTCACACCTGTAGAACTTCCGTCTTGATAATATCGGCATACAATGGATTTCGCAACATTACTCGTATAGATAGTCGTATCTACCTTGTAAGTAAAGCTAGCATAGCAGTATCCACCAGAATGGTCAACTGTCGTCGAAGTCATCGAGTTCGTACGAATAGCCAGACCGTTACTAAACTTAGGCGGAACGTACAAGAGTTTCCATATGGCATAGTATGTGACATCTTCATCAGCGATCCAATATTTCTGACCTGGCTGATACTCGACACTGCCAGACTTAGTACTACTCCAACCGAGGAATTCGTAATTAGTACGTGTCGGTTTAGTTGTCGGGATTGTTACCTGCTCGCCATACCACTTATCTGCTCGACCAGGAGCGCCTGTACCGCCGTTTGCGTCGAATGTGACGTAATGATGTGCCAGCGCGGGAACGGTAATCGTCTGACTTGCTGAACTTGTGCCATTCATGTAGCCAGACTGGTTTTGCACCCATCCTGATAGAGTAACATTATAAGCGTTATGCTTCTTAACAAATCTCTGAGAAGCAGAAGTAATATCCTTCGTATTCCAAGAGCCGGTCGGGGTATTGAAGCTGGTATTAACCTCAGAATCACTACCGTTAGCGCTAGCATGTCCAACAATACCAGTCCAAATTTGAAAACCCCAACCGCAATCCTGAATACCAACAGTCAATCCAGCAGATAGAGAATATCCGTCCTCGGAGGACCAAGTGTTAATATAGCAACGCCAGTGATTGATTGTGTTGCCGTAAATAGTAGCCAATTGATCCTCCTAAGGAATATAAACCAGCTGCATCGAAGTGCCTGTATCACGCCACTGATAATGGCCCATCTGTACTCGAGAAGCTTTCACAGTAGAGGTAACGCCATCCAACTCCATGATTGTCTGATCACCCTGCATGAACTTCTCGCTGGTATTAGTCAACTTCGTACGGAACGAACTTGACGAACTACCAATAGTAAGAGTAGGATGGTTATTCTCCCTAGCGAATGTCATGTAGTCGTTGACATTCTTAACGGTCGTAGACATACCTGAAACAGACTTCTCAGTCGTCTGAATACGAGATGTTAAAGACGTAGATGTCTGTTCAAGCTGAGACTTTGTAGCATAACTCGATAGTGTCTTGTTATTGACATACGTAGCTGCTACCGTAGACTTAATAGACTCAGCAGTCTGATTGATCGAGGATTGTGTCTCAGTCGTAGTGGAGTAATCCTCAGGCGCTGGCGACCAGTCGGTGACTTTATCGCCATATTCTAGTTTAGGAACGCCTATCAGAATTCGTCCCGTTCCAGACGTAATGCGAATTGTTAATGATCCCGTCATAGGCGAGGTATACGTTGCTGTGAATTTTCTCCAAGTATTATCCGCCGGGGCTGTTATGTTTCCAATAATAAGGCCAGTATCTTCAACGCCTACGTAAAAAGTTACTGGTGAAGAATCTTCAGTTTTATACTTAAACTGTAAAGAATATTGAGTATTCGTTAGATGATACTTGCCAGGTCGAGAGTTATTATATACTCGACCACGTCCAGTATTAGCGATCGCTAATACATATGCGTTACCTTCTGCTAGATTACCAGCAGGACCAACATTTATTTTACAATTATCTTCAGTGGTCCACCCAGAAGTACCGTTTAGAAAATTTGAATTTAACAGCAAATTTCTTCCGCCGATTTTTAAATTCGCCAAGTCGTTCTTAACTGTATTTGCAGTAGAAAGGGCAGTACTAGCATTAGAAGAAGCAGCATCAGCAGCAGTTTGAGCCTTTGTGACGTTTCCGTTAGTAGTACTCAGTTCCGTTTTGGTAGCGTATGTCTTGGATACAGTTGACGTAATAGATTCAGATGTGATCTTTAGTTGGGCATCAGTGTATTTTTTGGATTCGGATAAAGCGGTGTTAGCTTTGTTGGAAGCATCGATCTTAAGATCTTCAATAGCACTAGTAACCTCAGTCTTAGTCGCCCTTAGAGCAATAGCATCACTGTTCTGCTTAATAGACGTCTCAGCCTTTGTTACACGATTATTAAGGGCGTCAACATCGTCCTGAGCCTTCTTAGCATTGGCCTTTGCAGTATCGGCAGTGCTCTGTGCCGTACTAGCAGCACTAGCAGCAGCGTTAGCCTTGGACTGAGCTGTAGCAGCATTCTGCTTAGCTGTGTCTGCCGTAGACTGAGCTGTCGTAGCTAACTTATTGGCCTTGCTTGCGGCAGAATTGGCACTGTCAGCAGCAGCCTGGGCGGAAGCCACAGCGTTCTTAGCAGCGGTTAGCTCCTCATCAGTCACATCAGCCCTATTTTGAAGATCCTCAAGATTCTTCTGGGCATCAGCAAGAGAGGCATTGGCCTTGTTAGCAGCAGCCTGAGCAGCATCAGCATTTGCCTTGGCGGTCGAAGCCGCAGTAGCCGCACTAGTAGCGTTTTCTCGGGCCTTGTTGGCAGCAGTCTGAGCAGCAGTAGCTGTCTCATGAGCAGTGTTAGCCGCAGCAGCCGCATCGTCAGCGGCCTTCTTAGCGTTATCCGCAGTTGTCTTTGCAGCAGTAGCATCTGTACGAACCTCTTCAACGCTACTTACTGTCTGCTCGATACGATCGCTAAGCTGATTCACAGTTGACTTGGTGGCGTAGGTCTTCTCAACGGTGTTGGAGAGGTTTTTTACAGCCGTGTCGTCAGTATACTTACTGGCTTTGACCCAATCGGACTCAGCATATGCCTGACTATCAATCTTTGGAGTCTGGCAACGCATAATATCGCCGTTGGAGCCCTGAACCCACAAGTCTCCAATGTCATAAGGCGGTTTCGGGGTGGTGATAAAGATACGCTTCTTAGCATTTGCAGTAGTTTGAGCATTAGCTGCATCGGCCAAAGCCTTAGCGACCTCGGTATCCTGAATTCTACCCCAAGAATAGACCCCATTTTGATTCATGTAGCGATAGCAGAATCCGGTCTTATTGTCGTAGTAAAGGTCTCCAAGATGAGTCTGACGATCCTTCTCGGTAGTCCAATGAACCTCAGGCTCTGTCAATGCATTAGGGATGCCATCGTAGAACCAGGTCTGAATGGCGCCATCAATCTGATCTTTAAGATTAGTGATGTCACCATCAAATTTACTAACGGCGTTTGCTAAATCAGATGCGTTTGATTCAGCTGCTTTCTTAGCCGCATCAGCAGTAGATTGAGCCGTCTGAGCTGCCTTAGTGGTAGTCTCAAGCTCTTTCTTTGTGCTATACGTCTGAGAAACCTCAGTACGGAGCCCAGCAGCAGATTTGCTAATCTCAGTTTTGAGATTACTCTCGGTAGCACTCAACTCGGACTTCTTTGTATAGTCAGCTTCCATAGTCTCTTTGACCGTGGTAATTTGACCAGTCAAATCGTCACGTAGAGTAGCAGCATCCTGCTTAACCGAGGTCATTTCTTTGTTGATCTCAGTAATCTGAGTCTTGACGTTACCGACATCTTTGTTTGCCTGAGCAGCAGAACTTAAAGCACTGTCGGCAGTGGACTGAGCGTTGCTTGCAGCTGTATTAGCATTAGATGCGGCCTCATTAGCTTTCTCTGCAGAAGACTGAGCCGAATTGGCAGCAGTTGTTGCATCGTCAGCGGCCTTCTTCGCAGTATCTGCCGCAGTCTTAGCCTCAGTAGCCTTCTTTTCAACAAGAGTTACTTTAGCTTTAGTATCGTTGGAAGTAGAGATAGCCGTGTCAGCTTTAGACGAAGCATCTTCTGCTTTATTTACAGCTGAGTTGGCTATATCCGTTACCTTGTCGGCTTTCGCAGCAGCGTCTGCAGCAGCATCTGTCGCGGTATCCGCCTTATCTTTTGCTTCTTGAGCGAGCTTGGCGGAGTTCTTAACATCGGTGCTTAGAGCGTCAACCGTATCAAGACTCGCGTTGATAGAAGCATTAAGAGTCTTTAAATATGCGCTCTGTTGACCGGTAAGAGTGTCATACGAAACGCCTAAGTCGAATGTAGTATTCTCAGGATTCATCAGATCGAGATCGATTGAATTAACCATTAGGTATTCGTCGACTTTACGGGGCTTAGAACGAATTCGTACCGCCTGACCAAGCTGAAGATGCTTATACTTATCGCCCATGATAAGAGCAAGGTCCACTGCTTTTACCGAGATAGTCAGAGCGGGGGATAGAAGAGTATTAAGTGTCTTGCACGCATAATATAACAGACCGTCATAAGTCTTAATATCAGTGTTTGAGACATAATACTCGTGATAGCCGTAACGTTTGACTGCCTCTACATCATAAACTCTATCTCCCATTTTGACGATAGTCGAGGAGTAAGGTGTACCACCATCTGTGCAGCCCTCAAGGGTAATTGGCTTCATCTTGGCGTTTGGTTGATCCTTAGGGGGATCTGGGGTATAACCCGTTGCCACAACTGCCGTGTATTGACTTTCAGTAGTCGTGGTCTTAGTGAAGTCAAGCATATTGACACCATAGTCAATAATCTGAGTATTGACATCATGGACGTCAGCGTAAAGATCAAGAATGTTCAGATCATCCTGATAGCGTACGAACAAATAACCGCCAGCAGAATTCAGGATCTTGTCTTCAATCTCCGAAGCAGTCGTCGGACGCTGCTCGGATGAACGATAAATATAGTTATTCTTATCGAGCATATTGCCCTGATTCACACCGACTGATAAATGCTTGCGTGAATCAAGACAATTAGAATTGTGCTGATCGATCAGCCATTGAAAATAACCGTCGTAACTCGAAGGAGCTTTAAGAGGCTGTTCGCCTTCAACGGTAGAGTACGGACGAACTCGAGTCGCAGTTAAGTAATCGAGAACGCCCGTACAAGAAACAGAATAATTTCCCTCAAAGTCTTCATCTATTTTAGTAATCTCACCCTTGAACAGAATAAGATTGTTAAAATAGATTCGAACTTCTCCTGCTCGTTCTTCAAGCTTTGAATATAAAGAATGCGTAGGAGCAATAGTGAAATCAAAATATGACGCAGCATTAAGTTTAGATGAAAGTTTCGTATCGGTTATACGGTCATCCGTATAAGGATCGAAAAGAAGTTGATTGTCATACAGAACCTTATAACCCATACTTTATCCTTTCTTACTTATATCGGCCACAAACATAAATACCAAGAGTAGCACCCAAAGCAGTTCCGCTATTTGGGTCAATTAGAAAGAATTTTGGAGCTTCAGTCACAGACTGAGTATTTGACTGAGCAACATACGACGAATGTGATCCGTTTGACGTCGATTGGAACGAAATAATTGTAAACGGACGAGACGCAAAAGCAAATGGATAATTACCAAAACTCTTTTGGTCGGAACGATACATTCCACCCCACGCACTCTCATGATTAATGTCGCCAAAACTCTTATTGTCGATTCCACATTCGGCTCGACCAGAATTCCATTTACGGTACCACCATTCGCCGGACTTACCCTGTTCGACGACATAGTCGACTCCAAGTCTATCCAAAATATCAAAGGCTGCATTAATAGGCTCTGGTGAAATATAATCACTAGGATTAATTTTTGCCAAGCCAAGATTTGTAGTCGTGGCCATTATAAATCCTCCCAATCATAAGTAAGATATGCTGTTGTATCTGGAATATTCTCTCGACGGTAATCCATTTCTTTCCAAAGGTTATCAGCCACATCTGACCATACCTTGTTTGAAATATCATTCCAGCAAGAAGGAGCATTTTCTACGCCAGCTCCTAATTTTTGAATTGAATCCCAAGTATTTGAACTGGCGTCGTTCCAGGTCATTGCATAATTCTTGCCTTCCCCAACTTCATCCCATACAACAAACCATAGCCTACTAGTATTGAGATATATTTCGTTAACACCGTTGTAAAAAACAATATCGTTAAGGCGATAAGTTCCAGCAGGAATAACTGTTTCAACGCCTTTGAACGCAATAAAACAAGGCTGAGAACATTCTAGTACAGGATGAACAGGCCGCCTACCAGACTCAAAACGATACAACTTACCGCCAGTGGCATTAAGTCGATAAGCGCAATGTTCTTTCAACTTATACGGATTTGCGTCGACCTTAACCTTGAACTGTCCGAGAAGGCCATTCGCATAAGCCTCATGACTATAGGAATCCACAAAGAAACGTCCGTGGTAGGTATAGCCAGGATCCATCGTCATTGTATAATCAAATGCTCGACCATGGAGGAAGTTGCTTACATCAGTCTTAACCTTCTCGAAGTTCTTTACGTCGATAACAGCAAATGTAAATTCCTGATTGCGATTCTTATAGGCGACATCCCCGGTAAGCGCCTCAGTCAAATCGATGACTCCGTTACCTCCAGGGATGTCAACCGTATAAGTCTTAGGCTCAGGAGGCTCAAGCGTGTAACCGTCCAACAGAACCATCTGAAAACGAATTGACAAATCAACACCGTTTACAATTAGACGGTTGTTGGGTAAATCTGGGTAACTCACGCCAGACCTCCTCTCCTAGAAAGAACACCAAGCTGCTGATTCATAGGCTTGGCAATGGACGAAGCAAGCTTCTTGCCATCAACATACATGGCAGTCTCAGTATTCGCCACAGCATCAGCGTAACTTCCGAGATTATCGTTGAGTTCGTTGATAGCATCAAGAACCTTGGTGTTGGATTTCATCGTCTCAAGGTTGGACTGCTCAATCGCCGATTGCATATTACTCATTGGATTCGTAATATTACCAACAAATCGAGTATCAACCTTAAACCGCTTATTGCTCATAGAAGCAAGGACATTATTCGAATCAATAACCGGGCTAAGAGTCGCAGTTGCTCCGGACATCGAATCTTGCATCTTAGCGACAGCAATATCGCCAACTGATGCGGCTGTCATGCCAACTTTCTTCTTAAGAGCAATGATGCCGTTGATCAAGCCCTGATCAAAGAACAGACCAATCTGATGAGTCAGTTTCGATGGAGAATGCTCACCAGTAGCATCCTTAGCCGCTTTAACAGCCCTCGCGCCCATAGAAGCAGCAGCGTTAATTGCCTTGTAAGCACCAGCGTTGATGCCGTTAGCCATACCCTGAGCGAGATTCAAACCAATATTGTAGAAACTACTACTATCTACAGCAGACTTACATGAATTCACGACATTGCGCACAGCGTTAACACAGGAAGACTTTCCGTTATTAATACCACGCTTAAGAGCGGTCATCATAGCCTTGCCAGCATTCTCGAAATTCGTACGAGAAGCAGCACCGCTAGACGTCGCCTGATTTCGCATAGCAACCATGATAGATGTTACAGCTGTGGTAGCTGCTGCTTGCTGGTTAGACAGCCCGTTAGACAATGCTGTTGCAAAGCCTTGAGTAATAGTGTTGGCTGCCGTAGTAAAAGATCCAGCTGAATTGGTGATAGCAGTTGTAGCAGAATTCAAAACCGTAGTAAACGCGTTTGAAATCAAAGCAGAATTAGAAGTGATAGCGTTAGCAACAGTCTGTAAGCTAGTTCCAATACCTTCGGCAGTACCGCTCAAAGAAGCTGGAACATTCTTAAGAGCAGATGCAAATTCCTTTAATTTAGCAGCTACGCCACTAAGATCTGTTGAACCTAAAGTCGTAACAGCGCCAGCCATGGTCTTAAGACCACTAGCCGCAGAAGATAAAGTGCTTGCTGACGTCTGTGCCGTAGAAAACGCGTTTACTCCAGCTGCAAGACTAGATAGCCCAGTTCCAATACCTTCCGGAATCGTAACGCCAGACCAAGCTGTTACAGCACCAGCAAGACTCTTAAGAGGTTCAACTATCTCGCTAATCCCTCCACCAGCAAATCCGCTAAACGTGAAGGAATTGACACCGGAAGCTAAACGCTGCAGCATTCCTTGAATATCTTCGGGGACTTCAACACCATTCCACTTCTTAACAGATTTTGCCAAATTGCCCAGAGGCTCAGCGATTTCTCCAATCGCTCCGCCAGCCATACCGCTGAAAGTAAAGGAATTAACACCAGCAGCAAGACCTTGTAATCCGGCTTGTAATCCGTCAGGAATTGTAACGTCCGACCACTTCTTAACAGAATTTGCCAAAGTTCCAAGTGGCTCCGCCACAGAAGCAATCGATCCTCCGGCCATACCGCTAAATGTGAAGGCGTTTACGCCTGAAGCTAAATTAGACAAACTGGTGCCTATGTTCTCCGGAACTACAACCGAACTCCATTTTGACACAGAAGAGGCCAAAGTTCCAAGAGGCTCGGCCATTTCTGAAATAGCTCCAGCGCCCCAACCGGAAGCCCAGAATTTCCCAACACCGTCAGCCAACTGACCAAGTTGATCGGCCAATCCATCCGGCACGGTTACGTCAGACCATTTCTTAACAGAATCGGCAAGTGTTCCTAACGGTTCGGCCATCTCAGAAATAGCTCCAGCACCAAAACCGGAGAAAGTATTAAGAAGACCACCAAGAGCAGTCTCGCTTAACGCTCCCATCATGGACGTTAATCCACGACTAATATCATCCCAGGACATCGAACCAAATTTGATTAATGCGTTTGCTAACGAATCTAATTGCGAAACAATCGCATCAATTGATATTGCTCCCAAAGCAGCCGAGACACCCATAAGACCTTCGGTCCCTGTGGCGATTACCAATTCGGCTAATGCGCCACCCATGGAAACTAATCCAGTCTTAACTTGATCCCAGGACATCGAACCGAATTTTACTAGTGCGTCTGCCAAAGTTCCCATTTGCGACGCTACCAAATCGATCCCAATAGCACCAACAACACCGCTAAGTCCACTTAACCCGGAAATGCTTAAAGCTGCTACCAATTCGGCTAATGCGCCACCCATGGAAACTAATCCAGTCTTAACTTGATCCCAGGACATCGAACCGAAAGTTAACAACGCATCGGCTATAGATTGCAATCCAAATGCAACTACGTCGATACTGATAGCGCCTATTAACCCACTAAGTCCGCTTATTCCGGCAACACTTAATGCAATAACCAATTCAGCTAACGCACCGCCCATTGCCGCTAAACCGGTTTTGATCTGATCCCAAGAAAGACCGGATAAAGCAGTCAACTCATCTCCGATTGGTTTAAAGGCTAATGCTAAAATAAGTATCGAAGCAGCACTAGTAATACCTCCATCAATTCCGGTTGTATTGCTTAATACTGCAATCACGGCGGTCATCTCGACGAGAGCAAGTCCAATTCCGGTCAAACCAGTCTTAATTTTATCCCAAGATAATTTTCCAACCGACTCCAACGCTGGTCCTATTTTCGAAAGAGCCTGAGCGAGAATCAGCACTGCAGCCGCTCCAGTAACAGCACCCTTTCCGCCAGTAAATTTGTCAAGGATTACAGTTGCTCCAACAAGTTCTGTTAAAACGGCACCAATTCCACCAACGCCCTTAACTATGGATTTGAAATTCATAGATCCGATTTTTTCGACAGCGTTAGACAAAATCTTACATGCCTCGGCTAGAGCCAAAACTACTATCGAACTCTTCAAACTAACTTTGGTTTTACCAATAGCCTGAGCGGCTTTACTAAGAGCAAATAAAGAAACTGATACGCCACCAAGACCTTTGACGATTTGATTAAAAGATAAGGATCCAACAGAAGCAATAGCTTTTGACAGAGTATTTACAGCTTTGGCCACAAGAATCATTGCCGCTGCAGACTTTATAATCCCCTTGGAATTCACTCCGGAAATGGATTTTAAAGAAACATTGAGCTCTGTCATAAGAGTACCGATAACAGCCACACCACTGATCGCCTGACCAGCATCTAAGTTAGACAAAGTATCTAAAGAAGAAACAAGGAGAGTGACAGCTGCCGCTATCTCAAGGAGTGATGTAGCTTTTACTTGAGTCTGAAATGTTTTCAGAGTTTCGCCAAGAGTTCCTAAAAGATCTATAATAGACTCTTTTATACCCTTAACCTTTTCTCCACCATCACCGGTAAAATCGTCAATAGCGTCCTGAATTTTCTGAAATACCCCAGCAATATTACTAAAAGCCTTTACTGTCGATCCGGCAATAAGTCCACTAAAAATATCGTTTAAACTAATATTTTCTTTAAGCCAAGTCAAAGCGTTTTTTAACGGCTCAATAGCAGAACTAATAAAATCTTTAAACTTTCCAACAATCGTATCGATCTTGCCTGTAAAGTTATCAAAGCCTCCGCCGATATTATCGAGAACAGTTTTTAACCCGTTTAAACCGGTAGCCAACGTACTACTAATAGTCTCGAAAAACTTTCCCTTATCGGCCGCTTCGTCTAAACCAGTAATGAAATCGCCAACAGACGCTAAAACATCCAATAGACTTGTAGCTAGTCCACTAAGACCGTTAGAGCCTACGAAATTCCCTATAGGACCGAGAACGGACATCAGTCCCTTTTTTATCAAATCTAATCCAGAAAAGAATCCTTTGGCAATTCGACTAATCTTATTAAGAGACTCTTCCGTAGGTTTCATATTTTCCATAAGGGTTTTAAACCCGTTAGAAATATTCATCAATTGCTGAGCAGTTACCGGTGGAAATACTTCTCGAAAAGCTTTCTTGACAGTGCCAGCTACTGAGACAATATTATTAAAAGCCGTAGCGATTCCGTCGATAATGGCCTTTCGTCCACCAAGATTGGCCCAATCCTGCAGTAGAGCATTTCGAGCATCAGCTGATCTATTAATCATATCAGATAGAACAACTGAAACGTTAGTCCACATTTCTCGAGCTTCTTCGAAGTCGCCGATCATGATCTGCCAAGACTTGGTCCAGCCAGAACCGAGAGCTTCTTTCAGGGTATCAATCAACTGCGAGAAAGTTTTTACTTTAGTTGCAGCATTCTGAGCATCATAAGCAAGAGCCAAAGTTTCTTTAATTGCGTCTTTTGACTTTCCAGTCTGTTTGGCTAGCGATTCAGCGCAACCATCAATAGCATCTTTTTGCTTCCCGATAGTATCGGTCGCTTTTGAATTAGCGTAAGCCTGATCATAGGCCGATTGGACTGCATCTTTAGAAACATCGCAATAATTAGCAACCCACTCCATCGCTCCAGAAGTAGTAAACTTCTTAAGAGTTTCAGTAAGAACTTGACTAGTTAACCAACCAGTCTGTAAGGATTCACGAAACGACCCGTTGGCCTTAATAGCCGCTTCTGCACCAGTTCCAAGCTCTTTAGAAGTCTCTTTAAGAGCATCCTGAAATACCTGGCCGCCCATACCAGCATTAACAACTGAGTTCCAGTCCATCAGTTTAACTGTACCAGTGGCAAGTGCCTGAGAAAGCTGATACATGGCAGTACTTGCCTGTTGAGAATTAGAACCAGAAACAGCGGCAAGATTAGCAATACCCTGAATGGCATTTACCGAAGTATTAAGGTCTACGCCAGCAGCGGTAAACGTGCCGATATTTCTAGTCATCTCGGTAAAGTTATAAATGGTCTGATCGGCATAATGATTCAACTCATCTAACGCTGAGTTAACCTGCTGAATATTTGTTCCTTCTGAACGAGTGTTAGAAAGAATTGTCTGAATAGCATTCATCTGAGTCTCATACTCAGAGAAACCATCCATAATGGGCTGCAAAGTGAGAGATTTGGTTAACGTGCTTCCGACACTTATCGCTTTGTTAGCGATATTCTGAAGAACCGTCATGCCGATAATACCAAGCGTCGAGAACCTATCTTTGATTGATTCAACTGCTCCGATAAGATTCGACATGTCTACATTCTTGGAAACGGATCCCAAATTCTTAAGAGATTCTGCGGAATCCTTAAAGTTGAGACCTTCTTTTAACTTCTTGACAGATGAAAGGGTTTTCGCTACGCCGCTCTCAAATTGTTTATTCTCGAATTGCATCTCAACAACTCGGTTATCAACACTACTCATGCTGACGTAACCTCCTTCCAAATTTCATCTACCATAGAATCAAAAATAGGCCTTATCGCAGGATTGATGTAGTCTCTTCCTTGGACATACCCACCATTTCTAGTACCATGTCCGTATTGCAAAATGACAGCAATGTTAACACCTTTATTAATATTACTATTAGTCCAATAAATCGACGTTCCATGAATCTCATAATCCCAAGAAGATGCAGTTTTTCCGGAATCCACTGGGGTAGCACTAGAAAGAGCTTGAACTCCTTTTTGCCCATACTTGTTAAAGATCTGTAAATATTTTCTTTTAGACATGGCCTTAAGGAATTTCTCAGTTTTCTTAAAATCCCCTTTTTGTACAATTCGGATCATAGAAGACATAAGATTATCCCTTGGAATTCATTGCTGCTCTACGCTTAGCGTTTAATTCGGCATAACGTCTACGAACATCATCTTTTGACATTTTCTTGGGAGGAGCGTTCTTTTGTGAACAAACATTAATAAGAGTAAGTAACCGATTAAAATGCCACTTTTCGCATTCAAATGGAATATTTAGAGCCGTCATATAATAATATATGACTTCGTTTGTGATGAAAGAAGAAGATCTATTATTCGATCGAACATCTTTTATCACAGTCGCAGTCATCGGAGCATTTATATACTCTATGATTTTGTTATAACTTTCAACGTCAATAATTTCGTATAAACGTTCATCGACGTTTTTGTTAATCGTCATACATTTTATGTATTCGATCATTTCGTCGTATGGATGCTCGCCATCAACAATAAACGGCTTACAAAATTTCGATTCCCATTTAGAGATGGAAAGAAGCGAATGCTCAAGAAGTAACGTCCCACCGTTAACCGTAAAGAATTCATTAGTTTCATCATCAAAAAACTCAGAATCAGGAATCTTTATTTCGAGCATTCGCTTCACCTCCTTTAAGAAGCCACTATGATTACTCTACAACCTTAAAAGACTCAATAAGAGCCTTCTTATTCGGATCCTTCTCGACATCAGCAACAACGGCGTTTACAAACTTAGCATTATCAGCACCCTTGCCAGAAACAAGCTCCATCACAAGATTGTTATAGGCTTCGGTCTGCTTAAATCCCTCAGAGAGTTCCTTAGACTTAATGAAACGTCGACCATCAGAAGACTTTTCGCCGTAGCACATAAGGATGAAGTCGGACCAAAGATCCCAAAGCTTCTTTACATCCTCTTCCTGTACTACCTTTTCGATAAAAGACTCAATGCCGCCCTCGAACCCAATAATATAACCCAGGGTTTCTGCTTTATTAAGATTAAAGTAAAAATCCTCAGTGCGCTCTACACCGTTATAATCAACATACGTAATAGACTTCTTAAGCATAGTAATAACTCCTTAAAAGATTACTTCCATTTTGATTAAATTACAGACTTCTCAGTATTCTCAGTGGACATATCGGAAAGCGATACTGCCTCAGCTGCACCAAGTGTAGTAATGATGGTCTGAGGATCGGGAAGAGCTGCGTCCGCGGTCTCGGAACCGTAAAGGAGCTTCTCGAGAGCCGCAAGCTTCTCCTTGTCAGCATAACGAGAATCAACCATAATGCTAGCGGTAGGCTTAAAGCCAGCAATGGACACAGGAATGGTCGTGCACTCCCAAGAAAGAGTCATAGCATCCGGAGAATCGTTAACCGTCTCGTAAGCCTTCTCAGAAGGAGAAGCAGTGCAACCATAATAAATGTGGAGTCGATAAGCAACTTCAGAATCGACATCATTGCCGATACGAGTACGATAGCAGAAACCGAAAGAACTACGAGTCTGCTGACCAATGTAAGCACCCTTAGCAACCTGACGAGAACCGTCACAGGCTGCAAACTCATCAGGATAGGTATAAGCCTCGATGGTAAAGCCAAGAGTCTCAGCAGAACGCATAACAGCATACTTACCATTATCAGCGTACAGATACGTAGGCTCGGCGCCATCAGGGGACTCGGTAACAGCCGTCAAACCGTTCCATGCAACGCCGGTCGTGTAACCGGAAGTAGTCTTAGGATACAGAACGCCTCGGTCGGTGCCATTCTCAAAGAAACGCTTGCCATCATCGTCCCAAGAAAGGGTCTTAGAAGCCATATGTTTCCTCCTTAATAATAAAGATTAAAAATGTCATGATGCAAATTATCCGACGTATAATGACGATCATACGTACACATAGGAAGTTTTGCAAGTTTGTCCATTATCCGCGAACTAACATCTGGATCTTTAGCGATAACAGTTAGCTGATAACGCTTTGTGAAACGATATCCAACGTTATTAGCAAAATCTGTATCTCCACTAGATCGCTGATAGATAATGCACGGATAATGAATTCGTTGAGACTCTGGCGGATCGAAATATACATAATCGGAACCGAGAATCTCGTGTAAGATTTTGCTCAGTCCGTCTCGATTATTACTCATTGTAAACACCGCCAAGAGTCAAAATAAGACGGGGAGGCTGGACCTCAACAGAAGTTACTTTCCAGTTACTCCCCATCCAAGAAGCATACCGAATGGCAAAGAAATTCTCATTGGCATAAGCATCTGCAACAATGCTAATTGAATTATTAACAACAACGTTGTCGTTAATAAACTCGGTTCCATCAAGACGACGAATATTGCGAATCACGTCTCCGTAATAGTTACGTTCAGTAATCTCTTCAGTCCAAACGTCAGGAGAACTCTCCACACTAGAGACGAACCCAATAGCGCCATAATACTTTGTCATTCGTTACTCCCATTTTGATTAATTCTACGCAGCGGTAGAATCGAACGTCTCGACCGAGATAGCGGCATAAGGCTTAATCAGAGCACCAGAGCAACGGGTCTCGATCAGATACTTCTGCTGGTTGTAGTCAATGTCGAAGTCATCAAACATGGACACAGCGCCACCCTTATCAGCACCAACATTGTAGTCCTTGAGGTTGACGATAAGACCAACAAGGTTCAGATCCTTAGTAGCAGAATCGGCCGCGTCGCCCTTGCTAGCATCGCCCTTACGAGTAAGACCCTCCATGACCTCGACAGTCACGATATCGGAAACGCGCAGACGGTTAGCCAGCTCCTGCTTCGTCTTATACTTAACGTCGCCGATCTGATTCTCAAGGAGAAGCATGTCAGTAAGAACATCTTCGGTGGTATAGAACACCGGGTTACCAGAACCCTTATAATTCTTACGAGAACGAATGATAGCCTTGATAACGGCCTCAGTCTTAGCCTCCTCAGTAGTCATACCCTTAGTGTCGACCTGAGCACGGATGGTATAGAAAGTATCATCCTGCCAAACCGGTCGAATGTTAGTCGGGAAGATGCGATCATCAGAGGAATCGGATCGACCATCGCCAACAAGAATAGCACGAGCAATTTCCTCATCAAGCATCATTCGCATCTCGCCCTTAACCCAGGCAACGACATCGAACTCGGTAATATCGAGAACATCGTCTCGATCAAACTTCTGCTTCTTATAAATGGTCTGCGGGGTAGTGGTACGCTTAAGAAGAGTAAAGACTTCCTCAAGCTTCTTCTTACCCTTAGTATAGCCTCGAGCACGCGCCTCGTCAGCAGTAATGTTAGCAAACACAGACTTGATTCGGGAGAACGGCGTATGCGAAACACTGTTCATAACGCCGGCAACCCAGTCCATATTGCGGGAAACAAATGCAGGAGGAGTGTTAAGGCTCTTGAAATCGGGGAACAAGGTATCAATCTGATCGATGCCGTAGGTAGCCTTACCATGCTCAAGATAATCAGTATAGCTAACATCCTCAAGACCATGCTGCATCACAGAGTCACGCAAAGAACCGCAACGCTTTGCGTCTCGAAGAATCTCATCAAAATCAACAGAATGAGCCATGGTGTCATCCTCATCCTCAAAAGCATTATGCTTCATGTCATCATCACCTTCATTATCTAAAGAACCATCAGCAGCCATACCAACAAGCGTATACAATACATTCTTCTGCTCGTCAGTCATAGAATCAATAACGTCCTGAACAGTCTTATCGTCAGATCCGGTATTATTAGCCATGTCTTTTTCCTTTTCATCACTTTTATCAGTATGAGAGATAACGCCATCCGATTCATCATCAACGTTATCTTTTTTATCGTCCACCTCATCAGAGTGATAAATTACGGGATTACTGTTAAGATTAAAGCAAATCTCAGCGTCTTCCGTTTCCTCGTCACCATCTGAATGAACCATAACAGTATCGATATATGCTCCAGGATTTGCCCCAGCAAGAACCAAACTTACTTCGCGAATTGCTCCATGAATAACATTAGCGCCATCCTGCTTAAGCTTGTTCGCGTAAATAGAAAGCGCTCGAACGTCTCCGTTCTTAACCAACTCTTTGGCATTTAAACCAGACGGAGTATCGTTAAAACAGCCATAAGCATAAACACCATCTTCTCGATTCTCGAGCATAGCATGACCCAACACATTATCGGGAGACATGTGATCGTGCTGCCAAACAAGAGGCACCTTCTTATGGTCATTATCCTTAAATGCATCGCGCATAATAACGCGACCATCAGAACACTTAATATTGTTGCGTGTTGCATAACCTGAAAAATCGTACTTCATATGATTCCTCCTTTACCTTTGTAGTTTTCATTTACAATACATATAAATAGAATTATCAAGCAAGTATTATATCTTTACTGATAACTTCCATTTTGATTTTCGGCATCAGACGTGTCATCTGGATAATAGTCTTCATCCGACTCTGATCCATAATCGGCGTTCGGATCAATAAGATTCTTGTTACGAAGCTCATCAGCACTAGGCTCTTCCGAAGGTTTGAACCCAAGAGCTGTGCGGAACTCGTTACCCGTAAGAACCTCGTTACGACTTAATGAATCAACCATCTGAGAAATCTGTGTCACAGTCATATACTTGAACGGATCTTGGAACGTCATAATCTGCTGATTCTGAGTTCGAGCAGTCTTTGTCAGGAATTTGCAATTCATTGCGTCACGAATTGCTTTAACGACTGGTGCGACTGTTCGCTGATAATAATTGTTCATCGTAGAATCGGTAGCTGTACCATTAAGTACCGTGACGTCAAGACTCAACTGAGAATATAACTGATCAGTAAGTGTCTTAATCTGCTCGGGAAGAGTATTCTCAACAGAACGATTAAGTTGAGTAAACTTTTCCGTAGCATCAATATACGCGACACCATACTTGGAATTCTCGAGCTGGTCTTCGAGAGATCGCTTACGATCTTCAGCACGCTTCTTTTGAGATTCGTTACGAATCGTATATGGTAACTGAACGATAGCATCAAGCTTCGACGAGTTAGCTTTTGCGTCCGCATCATCGAGAAGTTTAAGTTTATAAACGAGTCGCTTCAAAGTAGAATTGGGCTCATTCATAACAGCATAAAACGGATTTTCAATAATAGCTACAGCTGATTTAGGCATAGTAATTTGCTGTTTAATTCCAGAATTATCGTTATAAACTTCAAGATCAACATGCTTCGGATGCCAACCAACGATTTTTCCTCGTCGCATAGAATTGATATCGTAGGACCCAGTTATAAACGGATCCAATGTTGTATCAATCGGAACGATTGCAATACATCCTTCTTCTAGAAGAGAATAAGCAATATCAGCCATAAAAGCTGTAGCTGTCTGATCGATGTTCGCCTCTTCATTAAGGCAATAATTTAAACCAGAATTAATCTCTTCTTTGTAACGCTTGTTCTCATCCACACTAACATGCATAAAAGTCGTAGCAGCTACATCAACAGCTATTCGATTATAAATAGCGTTAATGATGGTACGCTCAGAACCAATAGATATCCCAACACGATCCGGCCGATAACCATAAGAAGACCCAACAGACGTAGAATACCGATAGTCAGTCGTCTCTTGATTGCTAAAAGCATTCCATGCATGTTGAAGCCTTGTCCTAAAAGATTCAGCCATAGAAATAGTCCTTAACGACGTTTGCGTTTACGATCCTTATAATAAGTTGCCGTATTCTTTACTGCTTGTGGGAAAGAATCGGTCTCCTGCTTCTTAAATTCGCGTAACCAAATCTCATGTTTCTTCTTATTAACTTTGGAAGCGTGACGTTCGGCAGCATCCAGCAAAGCGGGGCTATCCGGTCTCAAATAATGACTATTTCCGGCAGCGAAGTGTCGCTGAGCGTTCATACGAGTTGCGCTCGTTATATTGTACCTATATTGATCAGGAGTATTACGTCCTGATTTCAATCTATCGCGTGCCTGTTTTTGAGCTCGAGAATAGGTATTATCCGCTAATCGCTCATACCTTTCTGTAAACTCTTTAACTTTCTTTTGTCCGAGTTCGTCATGGTATTTCCAATTTGTATCATTAACAAAGTCTTTGAATTTATGTGCTCCATAAGCAGCTAAAACTACTCCAGCAACACCAGCGGCGATCTTCATATTACGACGACGCCTAGCTTTCTTATCTTCTTCAGACATAGAACTCTTAGCCGAACGACGATTCGTCTTACCGCTAGTAACTCGTTGTTTACGTACGCCCCATTTCATACCAGGAACGCCGTAGTGCATTAAATAGTCTGGATATTGGTACATTTGTAGTTACCCTTTCCTAAGAAGTTATCGACCAGTCCCTAATTGTTTCTGTCCACGAATCTTGAGATTAATTATGGACTTTCCCAATTGAGTTAAGGGCGCATTACGAAGAGCGTAAACGCTTCCGGCCGTACCCAAAAGGCCAATCCCATAAGAAACCATTCGCTTTCCTTTGTCGATTCCCTTAGGATTTAGTCGCTTATAGTTTGCTTCTAGTTCAAGTCGTTTGTTAAGACTCTTAAGTTCGGAATTAGACAACTGCTTATAACTTTTCTTACGAAGTTTTTCAGCATCCTTATAATCTTGTGAATATGACGAGCGACGCTTTTTTGCAGCTTTCGAAAAGTAATTATTCTTACGTGCCCTTCGAACGCCCCATTTCATACCAGGAACGCCGTAGTGCATTAAGTAGTCTGGATATTGGTACATCTTAGTTACCTCTCTATTCAAAGGAATCTCGATTGAGCTTAAATGCTACATAGGCATCAAGCATTGCTGCGACAGAGTCAATCTTATCTTGATGACGCTTTTTATATAGCTTGCGATTGCCATTAGTATCTTCCAAAGCAATTGCATTGCCCATACAAAATTCCATCAAAGATTCGTCGAACAGCAAAGCTCGATTCTCGGCAAGTTTCTTCAACTCACCAAGAGGAACCGACTCCGTCTTAACACCTTGAATTACTTTCTCGATGCCAAACGGACCGTTCTCGGTAGCCCATCGGTTAACAAATTCCTTTGCGTTATATGGGTCATAACCAAAAGAAGTAACGTCATATTCGTTATCTGCAATATACTGATCTAGATCGTTATAGACTTCATTCATGTCCAAAGCGACGCAATCGAGAACCATCAAAGAACCTTCTCGTAAGAAATCTTCGTACTTGATCCTTGTCGCAGGAGTAAGTTTAGCCATTGTGTCTGAAGAAATGTAGCACCGAGTCTTAATTCCGTATTTTTCTCGAGGAAGAGGAAACAAGAATGTAAACGCACAGAAGTCGTCGCCCTGAGAGAGATCTGCTCCCATAGAGCATTGCATCTGCCAGAAATTTCGTGGCTTATGAGGTAGAGTTTCTTCGTAAGTGAAGAAATATGTGTAGCCCTCCATAGGAATTCCGAAACGCTTAGCAAGAATATCGTTTCGTGTAGAGGGAGCCTTCTCAGCGCGCTCAACATCAAGCTGGTAAGTCTCATAAGAAACAGTCTTACCAATGTTGGGAGCGGCCTTCATCCACATAGAAGGATCTGCCACTTCTTCAATGCTGTCAAGTTTGTAATACCAAATGGACACGTGTGGATTCTCATACTCGCCTTTGAGTATGTCCATCAATTCCATTTTGATTGTATCACCGGCACCATTACGAACTGTACCCTCAGAAGAGATGGCAAGAATCAAGTAATCGTCATTCTTAGATGCGCCTTGCTCCAAAGCACCAATTACGTCTTCTCTAACATCGCAAGAAAGCCATTCGTCAATTGAAGAGAACTTTGGCTTAGCTCCCTGAACCTTTTCAATCGACATCGGTCGAGCTTCAATGATAGAGTTGGTTAAGAAATTCTCAATGCCCTTCTTGGTAGACGAGAGTTTCTTGCGATCGGCCAAACTACCGGCAGTATTAGCTAGATTACCATCAGTTAGAAACTGAAATAATGGACCTTTAGCTCTGGTGATTGCAGTTCGAATAGGACTAAGCGTCTCTTCAGTCTGCGTGATCGTTGGAGCCATAACAATCTGCTGAGTAGTAGAAGTGTCAACTGTGAGATAATATCCTTGCATACAAGCAGCGTACATTGACTTGGCTGAGCCACGAGAAACGATCAAATACTGCTTATTGACAAGACGCTTCTTTATTCGCTTCTTTACGTAAACCCCGCCATGGTTATCTGGACCAGGTTGATAAACAGTTCGATCTACAAAATAAAACCAACTAAGAGCATCTTCTGCCCAAAGTTTGAAGGTATCTAGTAACTTAAGATCGCTACCATCAGTAAGAGTTAGTTCATTCTCACAAAAATGTACAAAACCGTTAATAGCCTTGTCATCATAGTATAAACCAGGATCTCGGATCATATTGTCGATTCGGTTCATCTGCATGGAGATCTCTCGACAAACAGGAATCTCTCCTCGAATTACAGCGTCACGAAATTTGCCGTAATAAATTGGAGTAGCTGAATTAGAAAGACTCATGCAGAATCACCTCCATAAACAAGTATCATTCGGTCTGCGTATAACTGGATCGGACGGAAGTAGATTTACATTCCCATAATGAATGGCTTCGTGAGTATTAAGTGAACAACAAATAAGATTGTTTAAATCGAAGATTAGTGGAGAACCAGTTTCTATGTCTTCAGCGGTTATCGGATTGATGTGATGGATCAAAAGCCTATTTTGAATTTCAAAACCAGCTACAGCCAAATCGCATCCGTTATCGCGAAGTATAACTTGGCGCCTTATTCGTTTCCACTCATCAGAAGTATACAACGCTTGGTTTAAGTATCGACTCCAGCCAAAAGTATCTTCTCCAACTTTGCCATCAAGCCTTAAATACTCGTAACGTTCTTTGAAAGACGGAATCTCGATAAGTTCTGAGTAAGTTCTAATACTCATCGATTATCTCTCCATCATCAACGCCAGAATAATCTCGCATCGCTGCGAGAACCTTTTGATAGAACTCCTCCGAACGCTTCTGAGACTCAAGATTAGCAGTCTTAGCTTTAAGAAGTCGATTCTCTTCCTGAAGTTTCTCATTCTCAAGCTTTGCCTTGGCTGTTCCGAGTTTTAAGTAGTGAACCACAATCTGAGGAGACGCCGTGCCATCAAGAATCTTGCGTTCTGCTAAATCAGTAGCTTCAGCAATTAAACGATTCTCTTGTTCTTCAGGAGTCAAGGCTGGTTTTACTTGCCTTTTACTCTTTGCCACGTAACTCACCTCATACTTTCTTAGTTAATCGTAAGCTTACTCATGGAGAACCTCTAGAGTTTCCAGATACTTTTCAGTACCCTCTTGAAAGGAGCCAGGGGTCACCACATCCCTGTTTAGTTATGAAAGACCAGAGGCCCTCTATGAGTAAGCTTAGAAATAATTAAGACCTTGCGGGAGTTGGTCCATTTTGATTGTTGTAATGTGAGCCAAGACCTTCAGATCCATACGGATGCCTTGCTCGACCATTCATTTTGAAGAAGCAGATTTGTCCAATCTTCATTCCTCGCTTAATCCAAATAGGAAAGCGATTCTCGTTCTTCATCTCAAGTGTGATCTGACCTGAGAAACCAGCGTCAATAAAACCTGCCGTAACATGGGTGGTGAGTCCAAGACGGCCGAGAGAAGACTTTCCCTCGAATCGGCCAGCAATGTCATCCGGCATGTTTACCGTCTCTTGTGTCGAGGCAATAATAAACTGATTCGGCTGAAGAACATAGATCTCATCTTTGAGAGTAGAAAGATCAATTGATTGATAATCAATGCCGTGAACTTGCTTGTCATAGGCCGTAATAAATGCATCGGGCGGACACGAATTCGATGCAAACTCGAACGTTAGTAGATCTTTATCGAGAGTCAAGTCATAACTACAAGGCTGAAGTTGATTCTCGTTAAAAGGAACAATCAAATTCTTGTACTGGGACTTGAACTTGATTGCAGTATCCTCAAGTAGCATTTGGTTTACTCCTTATAAACTTAACGACGCTTAATTGCATCTTTATATGCTTGCTTAGCTAATTCTCGGTCATTAATATACTGCTGACCACTCTTCTTTAGAGCAGATTTCTTTTCAGCAGAAGCCTTCTCGTAAGAATCAGCATACTTAGCAATAATTTTAGCTTCAGAATTTGTAAACGATTCTGAGTTTTTAGCCAGAGCGCTATCGCGAGCAGAAGCTAAACCTCGAGCGGTACTCTCATGTTTCTCTGCTTTACTGATATACTCTTTTCCAAAGTAGGTATCACGACCCCAGAAATCGGCAGTATCGTAATGCTCTTTTGCTTTATCTTTATGCTTCTCGATTTGTTCGTTGTAGTATTCGTTCGTTTGATCTGCGATACGTTTATATTTCTCTTTGTTTGAACTCAAAGCGGCCTCTCGACCGGCAACCTGAGATTTAAATTTCTTCTTAATTGATCGATATCGGGCATCTCGATCAGATGATGCTTTACGATAAGCTTCTCTACGAGACTTACGCGCTGCTTTCTTCTGAGCGTGTCGCACACCCCACTTCATACCTAGGACGCCGTAGTGCATAAGGTAATCTGGATATTGGTACATTTGGGTACCCCCCCCCTGAACAATTCAGGAGAATGTTAAGAATAATGGTGCCGGAAGTGGGATTCGAACCCACAAGTCAAATATGACGAGAGATTTTAAGTCTCCTGCGTATGCCAATTCCGCCATTCCGGCTTTTAAATCAATTCAAACGAGTATCCTTTATGAAAAGATTGACGACCAGATAAACAATCGCAAATATGCCTATCGTTTCCATTAATAGCTTTGGCACAAGCAGTAATACTTGGAAATTCTTCGCCAGTTTCAATTACTCGAACCGGATGCCCTTTTCGGCCACCTTTAGGATTCTTTTTTCCAAGCATTCCCTTACTGGGTTTTGCCAAGCCAGTAGAATAGGCATGTTTCATATTATAACTAGCTGTAACCCATTCCAAATTGGAATAATCGTTATTTAGTTTGTTTCCATCTTTGTGATTCACAAAATCCAATTCGTCCGGATTTGGAACGAATAATTCTCCAACCAAACGATGAACCCGGAATTTATACCTCTTCCCATCTCTATACAAATCAACATTTGCGTAACCATTACTAGCGACAAACGGCTTTTTTATCAAATCTCGTACATCATTCCGAACTTCTCCGGAACTAGATACAGAATATTGAGAAAAACCTGGTATTTTCTTCCACGTATCAGGCATGAATAACCTCCGATAGTTCTCAGAAAAAATCCCGCTGGAGAAGAGAGAAAGAGGCCGGCGATGTGGGGAGGGGGTAGTTTCGCGAGAGACCCCTCCCTCCCCGGTAAGACAATATAAAATGTCTTATTTTTGTGTAGAATCCGTCACTTTTTTATAAAAACCATCAGGATTCATACTAATAATCTCATCGATAGCCGCCTGGATGGCTAGGTCTTGATCATTCTTTGATAGATCATCACTAGTCTTAGCTATTCGGGCCACATAACCAGAAGTACAATAGCCTTTCGACTCATCATACTCATACCAATCATCGAACTGTGTGATAGGATTGAAAGGATTGTCAACAGTAGTAAGCATCACCATGTCATTCTCCTTTCTATCCTTGTAGTACGTTGTTGATAGTGCTAGTAGACACACCAACAGCATCTGCTATCTCAGCAAGTGTGTACCCACGACTCTCAAGAACCTTGATCCTTGACTCTTGTGCTGGTGTAACACCACGCATTTCACGAGGCATAGCTAACTGCTTTAGTACATCAAGGTCTGAGTTCTGTACAATAGACTTAAGCTTATTGGTAGAGATAGCACCAGCCTGAATAGCTTCCCATTCTTTAGGCTCTATCTTAATCTGTTGCTTAGAAGCACCCGTCTGTAAGCGGGCCTCTGTTAAGCACCTACCTTTAAGCTTCTTTAAATCATCCGAATCCATATCAGGATTTGCTGCATATACATTCTTAACCTTAGCATTAGCTATAAGCTGGGCCTTACGCTCAAGGGGCCTATTCTTCAATGCTATATTTAGCTTAGAATTTAAAGAATCTACTTGATCTTTATATTTTACATGCGCTTCTTTTGAATATGGAATATAATCGGTAGACCTGGATTCGGCTCGTGCTTTATTAGCCAGGGCCTTTAATTTATTGGCGTGTTCAGAATATACAGTCTCGATTAAATATCCTGAAGAGAGAGTGTTTGCATCAGAAGTCTCGGCCATTTTTGTGGATTTGGAAATACGTTTGACTTCTTTTCCAGTCTTCTTAGAAATATAAGTTTCGCCGGTTTCGCGATATATCTTTTCGCCTTTAGAATATCGCTTCTTCTCATCATCAGTCATATATTTTGTGTTCGTTAACTCTTTACGAACTGGAACATATGCTGTAGCACTGGCCCTAGAAATAATCGTAGAAGCTCCGCGATTACTTCCACCTTGATATTTCTTTTTCAACTCAGCAATATTATTATCGATAGCTGATTGTTTGTAATTAAGATTATGTTTCTCAGCATCAATAATAACCATTGAATGACGAACAGCACGAGCCAACTCATCCGGTGTAGCACCTTTGATGGTCATGTCTGTAATAAGATTTGAAACATTACCCATCTGTTGCTGTTTATTAAAACCAGAACCCTTTACTTCGGGCATACCAGGATATGCTTTATAGTCTCGTTGAGGGTCGAAGTCTTTTAACCCATCCAAGGGCTTAGATGTTTTGATTTTAGCAGTACTTGTAGGAATAACAAGAACCGTATCGCCATCAAAGTCTGCTCCCGATAATCGCTCAGCCACTTTGGCGTTAATACCAATTGCATCTTGAGCATTATGAAGTGTCTTCTTGGCGTCTGGAACTTTATTGTTCACCTTAAGCCGAGGGATCTCAAACGTTCCACCATGAGGATATCGAATTAATACGACTTCTTCACCATCACGAAATGATGGAGCATAAACTTCGTTTTCTTTCATCGAAGGAAACGGAAGAATAACCTTTGATGCTTGACGAGGAAGACCAGCAGCCTTGAGATGGACTGATGCAGAATCGCATCCATCTGCGAATTTATCAAGAAGTTGCTGGCGAATAACAGGATTCTCGAGTTTCATAATACTATCAAACTCATCCTGCTTAAGATCATAAGCCAGTTTTAATTGCTTCTTAGCCAGCATAGGACTTTGCTTAGATAACATCTGCGAAGATAAGCTCTTTCGCCAGGTATTCCAATCGCCTTCCTCGTTTACAATATTAATTGCCGATTGCTGACGCTTTCCGTTCTTGTCAGTATAATATCGCTGAGCAAGAATAAGCTCTCGTTCGCCTTTGATAGTTGCTCCGAAAGGATTATCCTGATCTTTCTTCATAGGCTTTAGGACTGAATTATCCTTTTCGCCAAGCATGGGAGTACCTTTTGCCTTGTTAGTGTTAAATATAATGTCAACACCATCTGGCATATCATCGCGATACATCGCCATGCCCTTTAAATAATGGGTACCATCTACAGCGATTCGAACCTGAGCATACTTGGCTTTACCCAAAGAAATATCATCTACGCCTCGACGAAGTTCGATAACACCATCTTTGTCTTTTCCTCCTTCTTCAGCATAATTAATTTTTATGCGTTTAGAGGAAATACTAACAGGCTTTCCGATTTTATCAATGGTTCGGCCTTTATCTTCAGAATGAAATCCGGGAAACTCAATATCGGCTTTATGGTTCCATACTTCAGAATATGTAGTATCGGGAGGAGCTAGAACCTTGATGGAGGTCTTATGACCAGTTCCAAGTTGTTCTGTCTGAATATAATGAACGGTATAACCCTCATCTTTCAGCATCTTAACGGCATTATCGAGAGCGGTACGAGAAATACCCATTTGATTCTCAACGCCACCGCCAATGTCAATATATTTCTTATCATCTACAGCGCTCTTTAAAGCTTTTGCTGTGTTTTTAGAAATACTTGATCGCTCGGCAATATCCTCATCCATCCAGCTGCGAACAGTAGATTCGTTAACACCCATTCGTTTGCCAATAGCGGTGTTAGAATACCCCTTATCCTTTAGCCTAAGAGCCTCAGCACGATTTGCTGCACGAACTTCATTCTTTGCATTAGAATATGCCGATTTATACTCTCGAGTACTCATGCCGAATGACTCAGAAATTTCTTTATCGGACATGCCTTGGCTTTTTAGCTGTTTGGCCATCCCATAAAGACCAGTGGATGATTGATATGGATTCTCGCCACTACCCCAAGGATATCGACCAGAATGTCGAGGAGTACCATAATGCATTAATTCGTCATCGTTCATTATTCCTCCTCTTGCTTGAGTTCTTCAATGCGCTGATCGAACAAAATAATCTTGTCTTCGATGTGGAAAATATCATCAGGATCTGGATTGTGTACCAGAACTTCATTTGATTGATAAATCCGCAACTCCATCTGAATATCATTTGGCTTTACGTCATACTCTAGACAGAATAGAGCCGCATAGATCTCCAACTGAACCATAGAAACTTTTGATCTACCAGTTTTCAAATCATGAATCCTTAAAAGATCCTTCTTGAAAGAAAGAGCATCAGCCGTTCCAAAAGCATTATTGGAATACTTAAGAACCAACTCGGGAGTCATCTTATAACCAATAGCATCGTTAACATACATGTTAATAGTTTGCTTATTATCTGGAAGTCGAACTCCCAACTTAATAGCTTCACAAGCAAACTCATGAAGTTTAGTTCCTCGAGCTGCAGCCAGCAAATTAGAATATACTCGAATCAACTTGCCTTCATCATAGTTAACCCAAGCGTGCTGACTTGCACTAAGAAAAGCATGTTTACCCTCAAGATCGTAATGCTTGTTGAAGTTCATTCAAAATATCCTCTCTATTCTCAGGGTATATGAATGCCGCATAAGACATCTTTCCTAGAAGGTCAACATAATATTCCTGATTAGGTCTATGCGATGCTTTTTCGGTTCGTTTACATTCAAGCATTGCCCATCGATCATTAAACAAAATAAGAAGATCCGGAATCCCTTGAATATAGTTTGCATCATTCTTTAAAACCATGCACCCAGGAAACAGTATCTTCAAATCTTTTATGAGTTGTGCTTGAAAGGAATTTTCTTTTGGCATAAAAAACCTTTCAGAAAAATAAAAGGAGCAGATTTAGCCCCTAGGCGTATTCTACTCCTTCTATTATAGCATGTTATTTTTACGCGAGCCTCATACGCCAAGAAATTTCTTTTCGTTGAATGTTTTCTTATTCATCAATGTCTTGAATATCGCCGAGTCAATGCTAGATCTTGATCGAAGACGATAGTAGTACAAATCAAAATATGGAGTATTCATTCGATCTATTCGACCAGAAGCTTGTTCCATGATTTTATAAGAATAATTCAACGAATAGAAAATAACAACATTGGTCTTTATACAATTCCATCCTTCTGCACCGGCTGTGTATTGAACCAAATATACCCAACGGTCTCCTTCTGGAATCGATTGGTGATTGTGCCCATTCCATTCGCCCCAAGAAATATGATTCTCGAAGCACATAATTCGTAGCATGTTTAATTCGGAATCAAAGTTATAAAAAATAATAGCTTTTTGATTCTTCGACAACAAAGATATGA